GTAGCAGTTGTTCAAGCTCAAAACTTTTTAGACGCTATTCTTTGTTATCAAACATATAAAGACTTAGGTTATAAAAAGATTGCATTTTCTTATGGTGCTGAGTATTATTTAGATCATTCTAATCATCCAAATCAAAATCTTGCTAAAGCATTAGGTAGAATTGAGATAATAGGCAGAATGTATAGTATAGGTATAATTCAACCAAATGATAGAGTCCATCTATTAGGATGTCAGGTACCACAAGAATTTAGTTGGTATAAAGATGCTGGTTTTATTGAAACTATTGATACATCAAATCCTATTATGGCTACAATTGATGGTATTCAATATGGTCGTAATGGTTTAACAGAAAAACCAAAAGCAAATATGAATGATCACTTTTACACAACAGATATAGATTATAATTTGTTGGATTGGAATTTACGAATGTTTAGAAAATTATTAAAATAAAAAATATAAAGTTATGGAAAAATTTATGTCATTGTACGACTACCTAGGCAGAGCCGCAGGTAGGGAATTAGGAAATCAAGTATTTAGAGCAGCTAGTGCCTCTAGAATCCCAGTTCAAATTAAAGAAGTATCTAATCCTGTTTATAAGGGAAAGATTATGATGTATCCTGAAAATTGGTTGATTGGTTATTTTAGTACTGGTCAAAGTAATTTTGGAGAAAAAGATTTAGAAACAGTAATTGGTCTTTTCCTATGAGTCCAGTAGACATCAATCCAGCTTACGAGGCTGAAATTAAAAAGTTATTAGATGCACTTTGGGAAAATCGTTTTCGCTTAAGCTTGTCTAATTTAGAACAGTTACGTAGATTAGCAAATAAAACAAAACTATAATATGGAACCACTTACATCATCAAACACTCTACTCAAGTTCACTACATCAGGAACAGGCGGAGTAGGAATAACACAACCTACTACAACTCTAGGAACTTACCAACAAGCTCCAGGAGCAATATCCTTTAACTCACCAATCACTTTTACACAATCAACATCAAAACAAATTATGCAAAATAAAGTAGCAGTTTTCAAAGTCACAAGAGACAAATTTGAAGCAATCACTAAAGCCGAGTTCCTTAAAGAACTTTGGGTAGAAACCAAGAACGGACAATCAGTAGAATTTCAAGTAGCTAGAGATAAAGATCTAGCTGATTACGAAATGTCTGATCTATCCATTAGAACCATTTATTCAGTAACATTCTAATGACAAAACAAGCAGTATTATCGTTAAGTGGTGGAATGGATAGTTCCACCCTACTGCTTCATCTACTTGCCAATGGCTATGAAGTAACATGTTTGTCCTTTGATTACGGACAAAAACACAATGTAGAATTACAACGTGCTAAAGAATTAGTAAAGTATTTAAATGCTCATTCTCGTTATGAGGATGAACAATACTATGCTAAAATAAAGCACCAAACAATTACTTTAAAAGGACTAGATAAATTGCTTAACTCAGCACTTGTAAAGGGAGGTGATGATGTTCCTGAAGGACACTATGCTGAAGACAACATGAAGGCAACAGTTGTTCCTAATCGTAATAAAATCTTTAGTTCAATTATTCAAGCTGCTGCTCTATCAATTGCAGAACAAACAGGTAAAAATTGTGCTATCGCTATGGGGATACATGCCGGTGACCATTCTATTTATCCAGATTGTAGACAAGAATTTAGAGATGCTGATTTTGAGGCCTTTAAATTAGGTAACTGGGGTTCTGAAAAAGTATATCTTTATACACCTTATTTGTTAGGTGATAAATTTGATATTTTAAAAGATGGGGAAAAATGCTGTACTTACCTTCACCTAAATTTTGATAAGGTATATGCTAAAACAAATACATCTTACAAACCAATCAAATTAAAAGTTTACTACAATGAAGGTGAAGATACAGTTGAATCCGAAGAATGGTTTAGTGATTATAAATCAGCATCATCTGTTGAACGAGTAGAGGCATTTATTAAACTAGGTCGTAAAGATCCTGTACAATATGCTGACGAGTTCGGACCAGTAACTTGGGAATACGTAAAAGAGTACGTATCTTCCGTGTTAGAAAATTATGAGGACGCCAAAACGACCAACATCTAACAAACCAATGTATGTTGTTATCAACAGGGAGGGGGAAGTATTTACAGGACTAATTAAAGGATACACACAATGGTCCTATAATTGGAAATCAGCTAAACCCCTCTATGTTGAAAACACAACTCGACTCCTAGAGGAAAATATGGGAGCAGAATTAATTAAAGAAGAAGAAATTATATGAACCACCCAGACCCAAAACTACACCAAACGATCAGCTTTTTAAAATCAGCTGTTAGAATCTCCGGCTACGTTGCTCTATTCTGGAGCATTAGCCTTGGAGCAATTATCTTAATTATTAGCGAATTAATCGGTATTATAGAAGAATTAGTATGAAACAAGTATTTTATTTTACAGCCCCTTGGTGCCAACCTTGCCAAACTTTAGGCCCTATCATGGATAAGGTATCAAATCAACTCCCAGTTGAAAAAATTAATATTGACTATGAATCAAGCAGAGCACGCTCAGCAAATGTTATGAGTGTTCCTACTGTAATACTCGTGGAAAACGGACAAGAGGTTCGTAGATTCGTAGGTGTAAGATCATATGATCAAGTAATGCAATTTATCAATGGGTAGTTTTATATCAACAAAAGTATTTGACGGTTATTCAACAGTATTTCGTCAATGGAGAGCCGAAGGAACTCATTGCAAATACCTTCACGGATATGGAGTATCATTTAAAGTATGGTTTGAAGGTGAACTTGATGAACGTAATTGGGTTTGGGATTTTGGAGGCATGAAACGTGCTAAAGGTACTATTGATGGTATGAATCCTAAAGCTTGGATGGATTATATGTTTGACCATACTGTTATTATATCTGAAAATGACCCTAATATTAATTTATTTAGATCAATGGATGAAAGCAATATAATCCAATTAAGAATCATCCCATTAGTAGGAGCAGAACAATTTGCGAAATACATTTATGAAAAACTAAACACTTTTATTCAAGCCGAAACCGAAGGACGTGTAAAAGTAACTCAAGTTGAATTCCGTGAACATGAAAAAAATACAGCATTTTATAAAGGATAATTATGATAAAAGAAGATAAAAAACCAGGTCGTATTCTCGACTATAACAAAAAATTACCTGTACTTGAGGTTTACACTTGTATTCAAAGTGAAGGTTCAAGACAAGGTCGCCCAACAGTAGCTATTAGAACAACAGGTTGTACTCACCGTTGTTGGTTTGGTGCTGGAGGTTGGTGTGACTCTTGGTACACAAGTATCCACCCAGAAAAAGGTATTTACACATTTAACGATATTATTAAGATCTATGATGAAAATCCTGAAATTACAGAAATGATGTTAACAGGAGGTTCACCAACTATGCAACCTGATTTGTGTAATGAGTTAACTCACTTTGCTCACGAGCGTGGTATATGTATAACCATTGAAACAGAAGGTAGCCATTTTATTGAAACCGATTATCCATTTGGGTTGGTATCTTTATCTCCAAAGTTTAGTAATTCTGTTCCTCGCATTGACGTTACCACTCCAATGGGCAAGCTCGTGGATCAAAAAATGATTGATAAACATAATATTTTACGTTTGAACCATGATGCCATCAGTAAAACATTAGCTTATCATTCGGATTATCATTATAAACCAGTTTATGATGGTACTGAAGAAACAATTGCTGAAATTGAGGAATTTAGAGTAAAACATAATATTCCAAAAAATAAAACATGGTTAATGCCTGCTGGTGATACTAGAGAGGAATTGATTAAACAATATCCAATTTCACTAGAAAAAGCATTTGAAATGGGTTATAATTGGACAGGTAGAGATCACATTATTTCATACGATACTAAGAGAGCTGTTTGATGGATTTATTATCAACACATCCTGTTAAAAAATCAGATTTAGGTTTCCACGGTAATCTATTCGGCGGCAAATTGCTTAGCTGGTTAGATGCCGCGGTTGCTGCCTATGCGATGGAAAAATGTCGTTCACAAAACATGATTACTATTGCTATGGATCAATGTGTGTTCAAAAAACCTGCTAAAGAAAAACAACTTGTTAAAATTTATGCCCAATTAGTTAAAATAGGAAACACATCAGCTACATTTAATGTAGAAGCTAGAGCCTATAACGTATTTAGGGGTGATGAGGCTGTTTTATTAGCTACAAGTATGACATTTGTACGAGTAGACGAAGAAGGAAGCCCAATCCCAATTTCAGAACAAGTAAAAAGAGTATTTAATACCCCACCCTCAAAACTATGATATCATTATTTTTAATAGCAATCGCAGGTATGTGTAATGCCCTTTATGAAATTATCTTTGTATCTTTTAACCAAAGTATTTTTAGAAATTTAAATCCTTTATTTTGGAATCCTGAAGTAAGTTGGCAAAACAAATGGGCACAACCCTTTCCTCAACCTGCAGAAGATAAATGGTATTATTTTGGTTTTACTCCTCGTTATAAAGAACGTTTTCCTTATAGTTCAACAATATTTGTTTGGTTAACAGATGCTTGGCATTTATTTAAAGCTATAATGTTAACTTGTATTATGGCAGCTATAGTGTTATATGTTCCTATAGTAAGTCCATTTGTAGATTTTATTCTATTATATTGTACCTTTACTTTTGTGTTTACATTATTTTACGATTACATTTTTAGGATAAAAAATTAATATAATATTTATAATATATGAAACCACAAATAACATTCTTTTATACCAACGAGTGTGGTAAATGTACTGATTTAAAACCTATTATTAGTGAATTTTCCCAACATTTGCCTATTGAATTGGTAAATACTCACGAGGATGATTTGCTTACTGAAGCTAATGATGTACAATGGGTACCTACTTTAGTAATTGAAGATCAAAACGGAAAACATAAGTTTGAAGGACCCCAAGAAATTAAAAAAGTTTTGTATGAAATTGTATCTCCATCATAAAGACATTGAAAATCGTATTCATGAGCTAGCTCATGAGGTAAACGATGCCCATTACTTAGACGATAACAAATTTGTTATGGTAGGAATTCTTAATGGAGGGTTCATGGTATTTACTGAGTTTGTAAAGCATTTAACAATTCCTATTGAATGTGATTTTGTTAGAGTAAAATCATATACAGGTAAAAAACAAGGTAAAATCGAAATTACTAAGGACATTGAGTGTAATATTAAAGACAAACATGTTTTCTTAATTGATGATTTTGCCGATTCAGGAAAAACAATTCAACACTTAATTGCTGATTTAGATTTTAAAGGTGCTAAAACAATTTCAGTAGTTACTCTATTTAAACGTAAATCATCACCAAGCTTAATTCTTCCAGTAGACGGAATCCATTACAATGGATTTGATGTGAATGAGGAATGGTTAGTAGGTTATGGATTAGATGATGAAAATGGTTATTACAGAAACTTATCAAATGTTTATTCCATTTGATTTGTTTATTTAAAAAATTATTATTATATTACAGTATAAGTTATGGAAAATAAAAAAACATTTACACTCGATCTAGAGTGTGTAAAAACTGGTTATGCTAATGGTATTGCCCCCGGTTTCCCATTTACCGAAGAAGAGAAATGGTCAATGGTAGATGAGGCAGCAGAAGCATATGGTAAATTCCTAGATGCTCTAGGATGTGATTGGAGAAACGATCCCAATAGTTCAGATACTCCTCGTCGTGTAGCTAAAGCTTATGTATTTGATTTGTGGAAAGGTCGTTATGAACCAATGAGTGAAATTACCTCATTCCCAAGTGATGGTTATGATGGTATTGTTATTGAACGTAATATTCCACTTACTTCAATGTGTTCTCATCACCACCAAACAATTGGAGGTGTAGTTCATGTTGGATATATTGTAGGTGAAAATGGTTCTGTAATTGGTTTGTCTAAATTAAATCGTATTATAGAACATTTTGGTCGTAGAGGTGCTATCCAAGAACAACTTACATCAGCAATTCACCAAGCAGTAGATAAAATCTGTGAAAACAATAAAGGTGTAATTGTAACTGTAGTTGCAAATCACTCATGTGTAAGCTGTAGAGGTGTAAAACATCAAGGAGCATCAATGGTAACAACTAAAGCATCTGGAGTATTCCTTCAGAATGAAAACCAGGCCCGTAAAGAATTTTTTGATTCATTAAAAATTAATAACGGAGGCCATCAGATTTAATAAATAAATGGCGTCTCGACAAGGGACGCCATATTTATTATCGATGATAGGAATTTATAAAATTACAAGCCCTAGTAATAAAGTTTATGTAGGACAATCTACAAATATTGAAAAACGATGGAGTGGTTATTCAACTAATAAAAAGAAAATGAAAGAACAAACTAAATTGTTTAATTCTTTTAGAAAATATGGAGTTGATAATCATAAGTTTGAAATAATAGAAGAATGTACTAAAGATAAACTAAACGATAAAGAAGTTTACTGGATTGAATTTTATAACTCGGTTAATGCAGGATTAAATGTTTCAAAAGGTGGTCATTATTTTTGGGAAGTGAATAAAGGAAAAAAACATAGTGAAGTAACTATAGAAAAAATGAAAGAATGGTGGGCTGAAAATGCTAAACCACGTTCATTAGAAACTATTCAAAAAATAACCCAAACTAAAAAACAAAACCCTAGAAACACAACACCAGAACTAATTGAAAAATACAGACAAACTTCTACATCAAAAAAGCCAATCCATCAGTTTTCAATAAATGGAGATTTTATTCAAGAATTTGAAAGTATAAACAGTGCAGCAAGGTTCTTAGGAATAAGAAATGATGGTATATCAGCATGTTTAAGAGGATTACAAAATTCATCAGGTGGTTTTATTTGGAAATATAAAGAAATTTAAAAACAGATTTGGCTTCCTGAAGGATTGTTCGTATATTAACGACATAGAAAAAAGATAAAAATAAAAGTTATGACAAACAATAAACAACAAACGGCAGTAGAGTGGGGTGTTGAAAAATTGGCAAGTTTGACTTTTGATTATATGGCAGGGTTTATGAATAAAAGTGAATATGACGAATTATCGAAAGGGATAATCAGAGAAGCCAAAGAAATGGAGAAGCAACAAAGGTCTATCGAACTACCAAGTGATGAGGAGATATGGAAATGGTGGAAAACACAAAAATTTCAAAAAGAACAAGGAGAGCAAGAATATACAATGCTTTATGAGATTGATTTACCAAAAATATTAAAAGCATTTATAGAACACTTTAGTAAAACAAAGGAGGTGAGCAATGACAAACAATAGACAACAAACGGCAGTGGAGTGGTTCGGTATTGAGATTGGAAAACTATTCGCACAATACCATGCTCGTAAAATTAATATAATTGAATTTCACTTAAAAAGATTTGAATTAGAAGAACAAGCCAAAGCAATACACAGGGAGGAGATAAAATCGACGTTTTATGAAGGGGCTTTTCGTGAATCATGTGAGTCTGGGCAACGGTACAAGTACGTGGGCGAAGAAGATGCTGAAAAATTTTACAACGAAACATACGGAGGTAAGTAGCTTTAAGTAATGAAAGAAATGAATTTGAAACTCGAAACAAAGGAAGTGAGGTGTGAAACCATTTCAATCAAAACTGCAATAGTGGTTGAGGAAGGAACACCGGAAATAGTTATACCTAAAAAGATTAGAAAAGAGGTTGAGAAACTTTTGATTGAAGAACTTAAAAACTTAAAACAATAATTTAATTAAACAATGACAACTAACAAACAACAAACGAAGATGAACAAAGAATTCATACCCTACGAACTTGCTTTAGAGATAAAACAACTTGGATTTACTGAACCTTGTTTGGCTTCTTATTATCACGCAGGTAGAAGATTAGATATATGTGAATACATTAATCACGGAGAATATACTGTTTTAGCACCAACCTACTCACAAGCATTTAGATGGTTTAGAGAAAAACATAATCTTAAATCCTGGATTCAGGAACATACATCAGATACTTTTATCTACGAAATAAGACCTCATGTGCTAAGTGATTATAAACAAGGTGAAACTTATGTTTATACTAATTATGAAAAAGTAGAACTTGCTTGTCTTAAAAAGTTAATTGAAATAGTAAAAATAACAAACAATAAAACAAATAAACTTAAAAACTTAATTCAGGTTTATACAAACACAGAAAATATGACAAACAATAAATTAAATCTAAGTAACCTTTATTACCATTTAGGTAATAGAGCAACAGGTAAAACAACATTACTTCAAACAGGTATTAAAAATTACGACAAACCATTTTTATTTGTTTGTACAAGTACTAGAAGAGGGGAGTTTGAAACTGATAAAAATCCAAATGCAATCTACATTACTGAAGAAACACAGGATAAACTATTTGGGGTAGATTATCCTATCATACTTAATCACGATGTTATTTCTTGGATTATTGATAGAGTTTTTGATTTAGAATCTGAAAACCAACTACTGAAAAATAAATTAGAAGAACATATTAATGACAAACAATAAACAACAAACAACAATGAAACTATTTACAGAAAAAGAATTAAGGGATTTTATTGATAGAAATGGTTGTATTGTTGAATCTGATTTAGATGAAAAACAATTAACCCCTATTGAACTATCAAATGACTCATTATGTGTAAATTGTGATGAATCAAAATCTATTCATAATGTATGCATGGATTGTATAATTAAAATAGGTAAAGAAAATATCCAACTACCAAGTGATAAGCAACAACATGAACAAATTTGGATAGCCGCACTTGACTATGGAATTGAAAAAATGAAAGGTTTAAATGATTTAGAATCTAAAGATGCTTTTGAACAATACTACAACGAAACCTACGGAGGAGACGATAGCTTAAAAATCAATAACGGAGGACATCAAATCTAATGAAGCTAGGTGGTTTTGTTGAAAGGGTAATTAATATTATTACCTTAGGGCAAGGTTACCGTATTGCCCTCTTTATAGCCAAAAAAATGGGCTATGATGATTGTGGCTGTAAAGCAAGAAAAGACAAGTTAGACTTGTTTTGGGATAAAATTTTAAATAAATTAAAGTAATGTTATTAAATTCAAATCAAATCGCAAATCACGTTATTGAATCTGATTTCTCTAAACGTGCACAAATTGGTATTGACTTATCAGTTTGTAAAATTGAGCGTATTGATGTGGGTTCTGTTGTCTATAAAGACAAAACTCATATTGATGCCGCAGGTTACCATGAGCTTCCAACTCAACTTATAGACAATAAAGAATGTTGGAGACTTGAAAAAGGTGTATATTCGGTTACCTTTAACGAGGGTATTAAAGTACCTGCTAATGCTGCCGCTAAAATTACCCACCGCTCATCTTTGTATCGTACAGGAACTATTATCGAATCACCTTGGTGGGATCCAGGATTCTATTGTGACCAAATGAACACAACAATGATTGTAACAAGTGTTATTGTTATTGAAAAAAATGCTCGTATTGGACAAATCGCATTCTGGCAAGTAGGTGAGGTAGGAGAGCAGTATGACGGTCAGTGGCAAGGATTAAACACCGCTTACAAACAGTAATTTTTATTCATTTTGTATTAAAGGCTTGGGAAACCGAGCCTTTTTTATTATATTCATATCATGTATCAATCCATCTATTACGATAGAAACACTTACGAATACCATTTACGAGATGATGTAAAAGGTTGGAAAACATTTAAGTATCAACCAACATTATATCAACCTGATCCAGATGGGGAATTTGAAACCTTAGATGGCCAAAGTGTATCTCCTGTAAAAAAGATGGATAACTGGAAAGATCCTAAATACTTTGAAAAGGATGTTGATAAGGAAACTCGTGTATTAGTAGATTTTTATTACGAATCAGATGAAACACCTTCATATCATAATTTAGTTTATCTGGATATTGAGTGTGAAATTGCAGGAGCACTTACACCTGAAAACATTAAGGATCCTAAAGGTAAAATTACATCAGTTGCTTTATATGATAACAATAGTAAAAAATATTATTGTTTAATTTTAGATGAACAGCAGCTAATGAGTGAGGCCAAATCAGATAGTAAAGAAGTTATTCCTTACAAAACGGAAAAAGAATTACTTAATGGTTTCCTTGATTTATGGATTAATTTAGACCCAACTATTATATCAGGATGGAATAGTGAGTTTTTTGATATGCCTTACCTGTATTATCGTATCAATAAAGTAGTAGGAAATGATATGGGCAGTTATTTATCTCCAATCCAAAAGGTAAACGTACGAAGTATGATTACTAAAGATGGGTTTGAAGAATTTCTTGATATTGGAGGTGTTAACCATCTTGACTACATGAACTTGTTTAAAAAGTTTATTACCAAACAAGAACCAAGTTATGCTTTAGGTAATATTGGAGAAAAATATGTTAAGTTAGGTAAGATTGAATATCATGGTTCACTTGATAGGTTGTTTGCTGAAGATGTAGATAAGTTTATTGAGTATAACATTCGAGACGTTGAAATTATTGTTGAATTAGAAAAGTCACTTAAGTTTATTGATTTAACAGTTACAATTGCTCACTTATGTCATACAAAATATGATACTATTTACTATTCAACTATATTAAATGATGGAGCTATTTTAACTTACCTAAAACGTAAAGGTATAGTTTCACCTAATAAACCAACCACTTACAACCCAGCCCTAAAAACATTACAAGAGGAATATGCTGGAGGTTATTTAAAAGATCCAGTACCTGGTTTGTATGAGTGGGTTATTGACTTGGATTTTACCTCACTGTATCCTTCTATTATTCGTTCCTTAAATATGGGAATTGAAACATTAGTAGGACGAGTTGTTAATAGAGATAAGTTTGATAACCAATGGTCACTTAAGGAACTTAAATCAATGGATCCTAATAAAGTGGTTACTATTGAAAAAGTTAAAAAGGACCGTAGATTATCCGAAGCACAAATTTCAGTAGGTGAATTAATAAAAATTATTGAAACAAATGATTTTATTATTTCAGCACCTGGAGTAATATTCCGTAAAGATAAATTAAGTGTTGTATGTGAAATTTTATCTGATTGGTTTGATAAACGTCAAGAGTATAAAAAACTCATGAAAAAAGCATATAAGGTTGATAACGACCCTGTTATGGGAGAGTTTTATAATAAACGTCAACACGCGTATAAGATTAAATTAAATGATGTTTACGGGGTATTTGCTATCAATGGTTGGAGATACACTGATGGACA